TTTTTTTATAGTCAGCATGAAGATCCCCAATAACTAATATTCGTTCTGTTTGAGGAAGAATACCATCATTTTTATTTGAACATTTAAAACTATTCATAACTAATATTAATACAGAAATTAAAATCAAAATTGTAAATTTCATTTAATTAAACGTTTAATAAGTTTATTATAATCAATTTTTATATTACAATTTATTAATTATGTTTTTCTATTTATTACAAAATTCTACATTAATGGAACAAGAACTCGATAAAAATAATAAAATGATAAAAATTTTTTTATATGGTGGTATAGGTTATATTATATTACATGCTACATTATTCATAGGTGGTAAAGATGCTTTATTATATAATTTAAAAAATTATTTTTGGTTATTTTTACTACTAGATATTGTAATAATAGTTATGATAAATAACAAAAATATAAATTTTGAAATAATCAATAATTATATAAATAATACTTTTTTGAATAAAAAAAGTAGTATAAAAACAAATAGTATAAAAACAAATAGTGTTAATAAACTACCAAAGAAAGAAAAAAAAGTTACATTTGTCGAAGAAAATGAGTATAGTTCAGATAGTGATTCTGATATTGGAACCGATGTTGACTTTGAAGAATTTAAACAATCGTTAGTATTATAAATAACACACATAATCAAAATTTGTTATTTCGCATGATTCTATATCGTATTCTATTTTAATTTTTTTGTTAATATCTGATTGTGATGTTTTTTCTAAATCCTTATTAGATTTATATAATATAGTATTAAATTCTTCTAATGTTATAGTATTATTTGTTAATAATACTTGAAAATAGTCATTCACCTTTTTTTTTTTTAATCTTGATTCTAATTTTGTCCAAGGTCTAGAATATATATTTATAACTTTATTATTAACATATTTTTCCATAGATTCTATATTATTTTGTAAAATATCATCTATATTTTTGGTCTTTATAACACTGTTATCTTTATTCTTTAGTGTATCTAATTCATTATTAATATCACTAATACTCATTTATATAATATATCTAATTTAGTCTTAGGTTATTTATTTTTATATATATCCAATCATATAATAATATAGGTCTATTAACTTTAGTGAATAAATATTTTTGTCATCTTTAATTATTGTATTTAAATAGTTATTTTTATCAAATTTATTGTAATTATAAATATCATTGTAAATAGAATCAGTTTTTTTTATGTATAAATCGATAAATGTATGTTTTTTAAAATTATCTAATTCTGATAAGTTATCGACTACTATAATATATAATATATTTTTGTAAATATTAATTATTTCTTTTGGACATATATTCAAAGATGTTAGAATGGTGTTAATATTTTGTGGTTCAAATAATTGAATACTATTAGTGTTATAATGTAAGTTTGTTTTATTTATATTTATTTTTTTTTTAGATAAAGGATTATATTTATTTGATATAAATATAAGTCCAATATTAGTAGTTTTATTTGAAATAATTATTCTTTTTTTTCTTTTTAATTTCATATTATAATATTGGTATTTATTAATGAAAATAATATTTTTATTAGTATTTTTTTTAATAATTATGTTTTTATATTTAAAGATCAAAAATGATATTGAAAAATATCAATCCATGAGTGTAAACACGATTGATTCAGTTACAAAATATGAATGTCATTTATTGATAGATACGTTATTATTATATATAAATTCGACATATAATAAACAATTAGTAAGAGGTGAAATAGATAGAGTAGAAAAAACTATAAATGAAGATAGCATAAATTATAAAATAAATATTTTTATATACAATGCTAAAAAATATACAACTAAAAAAATAATGTTTGATATATCTTATAATAACAACAACATAATTATAAATAATATTAGTGATGGTATTTCAAGAGATATTTTAGTTGAAGAAAGAAATGCCTATGCATCTCGGGGATCAGTATTATTTAAACCAAGGGTTAATATAGATAATGTGGAACCAAACTCAACCTTAAAAAATAATCATTCTAATATTAATTACAATAGTACAGTTAAACCACAAGACGATAAAAATAAATGGATTTTACCAATTGATGCCCCCGTAATAGAATTACCAAAAAACAAACCATTATTATGGGATTCATTTGGTATATCAAACGACAATTCTAAAAAATGTCAAGACAAAAGTCTAATTCAACCTAAATTTATTGTTAGTAATTTTACACAAAGAAATGATGTATATGATTGGTTATTTGATCCAGCACAAGATTCATCTAGCAGACCGATTGGAACATAAAATGATTGTATTGTAAATTTCTTTTAATATTGGGTCATTATCATAATTATTGTATATACGTGAATTTATATTTTTTATTAAGTTTGTTGGTTCTAAAATAGTATCAAATTTAGTGTTATTATAATTAGTATAAAGACTGTATGTTGTTTTTCGTTGTACTAGCAAATTTAAAATTTGTGTATCTATTTCATTTAACGAATGTAATATTTCTTGATTTATTTCTATTTCTAGTTTTTTAATTTCTTCATCAGATTCAGGTTGTTCATCTATTGTATTCATTTATAATAAAACATGATATACCGTTAAATAAATGAAATATTAAATAAAAATTGATTCAATATAAAGATATATCAATAATAATACATACATGAATGAATTATATTTAAAACAAATATATGATGATATATTTGTAAATTGCGAATTAACACACTATGATTTATATGATAATGACGTTTTTAATACACTTGTATATTTGATATTAGATATATACAAAGAATTTAATACTATTGAAAATATAGATAGTCTACAAAAAAAAATAAATAGCATTATTAAACAAGAACAAAATAGTGTAAAATGTCCTAATTATGATGAATCTACACTAATGTACCTAGAAAACCATATTAAATATTTAGAAACAATACCACAACCAGACCAAAGAACTAAAGAATGGTACATATTTAGAAATAATAGATTGACTGCTAGTGATTTTTATAGTGTAATTGATAAAAATGAAGGAGCTAAAATAAATGATTTAATTCAAGCAAAATGTGGTGTAGTAAAACCATTTTTGACTAATGCTGCTATATTACATGGTGTAAAATTTGAGCAAGTTGCGACTGATATTTATGAGAAACGAAATAATTTAAAAATATTAGAATTTGGGTGTATTCCACATCCAACTATACCTTTTTTTGGAGCATCTCCAGATGGTATAGTTAGTTATGAAAGTAAAAATAAGAATTATGTTGGACGAATGCTAGAAATAAAATGTCCAAAATCTAGAAAAATAACAGGTATAATACCCGATGGCTATTATGCTCAAATTCAAGGCCAATTAGAGGTGTGTGATTTAGAACTTTGTGATTTTTTAGAATGCGATTTTCAAAAGCATCTAAATCAAGATGCCTTTTTTAATGATACAAATCCAGAAAAAGGTGCTATAATTGAACTTTATGACACAAAACTTAAAAAAACGCGATATCACTATTCAAAAGAGGAACATATTCAAGACAAAACACAATTTAATATATGGAAAGATAGTATTGTCAATACTATATTTGATGAAAATAACAATCATTTGGAATATTTGACTACAGTCTATTGGTATTTGAATAAATTGAATGTTGTATTAGTAAAAAGAGATCGAAATTATTTTAATACAAATTATATAAAAATAAAAAATTTTTGGGATAATGTATTAAAATACAGAGAAATTGGTATAAATAAATTGAAAACTAAAACTAAGAAAAATATATATTCTTATAAGGAACCTGAACTAAATTTTATAGATTAATTTAATACAAATAATCCATAACGACTGATGGATTATCAATAATATATTGTTTATTATAATTAATTTTTTGTTCTAGTAGCTCGATAAGCTTATGATAAATTTTTATCAAACAAATAGTGTCTGATGTAGCACGATGTGTTCCACAAGTTACATCAAAATAGATTGCCAAAGACTTCATAGAATAACTTGTCAAATTTGGCAATAGTTTTTTAGCCAAATTAAGTGTATCAATAAACTCAATATGTTTGTAATAAATATAGTTTGTTGGATTTTTTTTATTGTATTTTTTGATAGCATTAATAAGGAATAGTCTATCAAATGCGTCGCAATTATGTGCAACCAAATAAATATTATTTGATTCCATATCAAAATTAATAAATTTCATTATTTTCGAAATATGGTAATTCATTTTTCGTTTGTCTTCTACTTCATCTGGATGAATTCCAGTAATTTCTGTAATCTTTTTACTAAACTTTGTACCAGGATTAACCAACCCACTTATAATCAAATTATAATCTTCCAGTGTATCGCTATCAATACTTTGCGAATCTTCTTGAATAAACGCATATTCTATAACTTTATTATGATATGGATTCAATCCAGTAGTTTCAAAATCGAAATAAATAAGATCAGAATGTTCTTTAATATCTGTATTTTCTGGGAAGAAATAATCGATAAGTGTAGTAAATGGTGTCAAGAATGCGTTGAACATTGTATAAGTTATATAAATAATAATTTAAATGTTTAAATCAATTTTATCAAATTAAAATATATTTTTAAATATATCTAAAAAGATGTTGGATTATAATAATAATATGGAATTAGATTATGTTACTAAAAGGGATGGAACCTCTGAAGAAATACAATTTGATAAGATATTGCTAAGAATAAAAAAATTGTCAAAAAAATTGAATATAAATCCATCGAAGGTAACTCAAAAAGTGTGTTCTCAAATATATCCAAACATACACACATCAGAAATAGATGAATTGGCTGGACAAATTTGTGCTTCATTATCGACTGAACATCCTGATTATGGAATATTAGCTTCTAAAATAGTAGTATCGAACCATCATAAAAACACGTATCCATCATTTACCGAAACAAGTAAAGCTTTATTTGATGATGGATTAATTAGTAAAAAGGTATTTTCAATAATAAAAACTCATGGTACAAAATTGAATGATGTTATAGATTATACACGTGATTTTTTGATTGATTATTTTGGATTTAAAACATTAGAAAAAAGTTATTTAATGAAGATTAATAAAAAAGTTACAGAAAGACCCCAAGATTTGTTTATGAGAGTATCTATTGGTATTCATCAAACCGATATAAAAGAAGCAATAGAAACCTACAATTATATGTCAAACAAATATTTTACACATGCTACACCAACATTATTTAATTCTGGAACACCACGTCCACAATTATCATCTTGTTTTTTATTATCAATGAAAGATGATAGTATAGATGGTATTTTTTCGACATTAAAAGATTGTGCCTTGATTTCTAAATGGGCTGGGGGGATAGGACTACATGCTCATAATATTCGGGCAAAAAACAGTAAAATAAAGGGAACTAATGGAATATCCAATGGGTTAGTTCCTATGTTAAGAGTGTTCAATAATACTGCTAGGTACGTTGACCAAGGAGGTGGAAAGCGTAATGGTTCTATCGCAATATATTTAGAGCCATGGCATAAAGATATTAATGATTTTTTGCTTCTTCGTAAAAATCATGGAAATGAAGAAGATAGAGCACGAGATTTATTTTATGCTCTTTGGATACCTGATTTATTTATGGAACGCGTAAAAGAAAATGGAAAATGGACATTATTTTGTCCAAATGAAGCACCAGGATTAGCAGATTGCTATGGCGAAGAGTTTAACACGTTGTATTCAAAATATGAGAGTGATTCAATATATAATGGTAAAACTGTTGATGCACGTGAATTGTGGTTTACTATTTTAGAATCACAAATTGAAACTGGGAATCCATATATATGCTACAAAGATGCTGCTAACAAGAAATCTAATCAACAAAATTTGGGAACTATTAAATCAAGCAATTTGTGTACAGAAATTATGGAATATTCTTCTCCAAAAGAATATGCAGTGTGTAATTTAGCATCCATTGGTCTATCTAAATTTGTTATTGACGGTGTTTTTAATTATGAGTTGCTTTACAAAGTTACTAAAATAATTACAAAAAACTTGAATAAAGTCATTGATATTAACTATTATCCAATTCCCGAATGTGAATATTCTAACAAATTACATCGGCCAATTGGCATTGGTGTTCAAGGATTGGCTGATGTATTTGCCATGATGAAATTGCCATTTGATTCAGAAGAGGCTTCTAAAGTGAATAATAATATTTTTGAAACGATTTATTATGCTTCCATTGAAACGTCATATGAAATATCAAAAAAGCGCGAAACATCAGTATCTAGAATTAAAACATTGATGAATTTGGTAAATGGAACACCCGATTCTTCTGATGAATTGGTTGAACACAAAAAAGAATTAGCAAGTTTGAAAAAAATTCATAAACCAACAAAAGAAGAACTTGTTAAAGAATCATTTTTAGGTAGTTATTCTAGTTTTGAAGGTAGTCCATTATCAAAAGGATTATTTCAATTTGATATGTGGGGTTCATCTGGTAGTGATAGATATGATTGGGAATCGTTGCGTGGTGAAATAATGAAACATGGTGTAAGAAATAGTTTGTTAGTAGCTCCGATGCCTACAGCATCAACATCACAAATATTGGGAAATAATGAATGTATTGAACCTTTTACATCTAATATATATTTGCGTAGAACATTGGCTGGAGAATTTGTAGTGATAAATAAATATTTAATACGTGATTTAATAGAATTAAATATATGGAATGATGATTTAAAAAATCTAATTATCAAGAATAATGGGAGTGTTCAAAGTATAGAGATAATACCAGATACTATAAAGGCTATTTATAAAACAGTTTGGGAAATTGGAAACAAGACCTTGATTAATATGGCGGCCGACAGAGGACGATATATATGCCAGTCACAAAGTTTGAATCTATTTATGGATAAACCCGATTTTAATAAATTATCAAGTATGCACTTTTATTCATGGTCGAAAGGCTTAAAAACCGGTATTTATTATTTGCGAACAAAACCAGTGTCACAGGCGCAACAATTTACGATAGAACCTGAATCTAAACCAACTAATGAAGACAAATTTGTATGTAGAAAAGATGATCCTGATTGTGTGATGTGTGGTTCATAACATCACATTGAATTATTTACAACTATAGATAATTAGAGGCGCATATGTTTTGATAATATAGTTTAAGATAAATGTTTTTTGAATACCATATTTGAAGATTCTAAGGCTCCTTCTATCCATGCTTGTCGTGAACTAAATGAATCCCCACAAATAAATAAGTTATGGTTAGTTGGTTTCAACATTTTAATTTTTAGTTTATCGCTATTATAGTTTGGCTTCCAATATGATGCCCCAGTTTCCCAATAATGATTAAAAATATGTTTAGGCTGACTAATTTTTTTATCTGGAAATATTTTATTTAATTGGTTTGTTAGTTCTTGCTTCTGTTCTTTTTCGGTCATTTTGTTCCAATATCTAGCATTTTTACCATCTGTATAAGATATCATGATTAATCCTGTTTTTTCATTTATAGGAATAATATATTTAATCTTTTCGTTTGTTACTATTTTAGGTAAATCTTTGAACCATGCTTTGTTATAAACGGCGTATATACGAAGTAATGGTTCAACTTTAACTGATTGTGTTAAACTGTCTATTTTAAAATGTTTTAAAAATCTCATTTTCTGTATATTCAATCCATCACAAGCTAAAATCACATTATCACTAGAAGTTGTAATTGTATGTTCTAGTCTCTTAAAATTACATTTAAATGATTTGTTTATTAGTTCTAAATTAGATAACATATGGTTTAATTTAATTTTCCCACCATGATGTACAAAATCTTGTTTCATTTTTTGAATCAATTGACTTAAACCACCATTTAATATATAAAATTTTTGTTTATTATTAAGGTCTTCTTTCAACAATCTTAAAGCATCATATGCATTAGCAATACAAATTTCAGAATAATATGGATAACTATGTTTTAAAAAATTGGCGGTTTGTTTGTCATATATATCTAATACAACATCGTACAATACTTTAGATTGTAAATAATGTTTAGTAAATTTGTGTTTAAACAATTTTTCTAAAAGTTCATCCACATTATCTACATACGAAGATGTTATTTTCTTAGTAAATAATACTTTTGTTTTAGTTGGTATTTCAATTACCTTAGTATCTAGATTGTATTTTTTCAATAATGATATCACATTAACATGGTTTTTATTGAATCTAGCAGCACCAGCTTCATAATTAATAGATTTAGCATTTATGTTAGGTTTATTAGTATATATCCTACCACCAATATAAGATGATTTTTCATATATAGTAACATTTTTGGTTGGATATTTTTCCAACAATTTAATTCCAATATTTAATCCACTAATACCACAGCCAACAATAGTATAGTCCATATAATTAATAGATAATATTATAATTTATTCATCTATTTTTTCTAATTTAGGTTCAAATAAGTATGATTTAGATAAAGATTTTGTATATGGTTCATTAATATATTTATTGTTGTATTCAGTTATAACATTGTTGTATCTATTAAATTTATTTTTTTGAATTTCTATTTTTTCAGAATTATTAAATTTTTGATAACTAAAATAGTTTCCCATTTTAAATAACTATTATAAAATAATTATGAATTGAACGATTCAAAAAATTTATATTAAAATTGTAATGATAGATATAATATTTATAATAGTAGTTATATTGATAATTATTAATTTAAATTATAACATAATAAATGTAAAACAATACATCACATTCAATAATTTTAGAAATGTATTGCTTATTATACCATTTATAACAATGTATTTAGAAAAAGATAGTATTGGTAAAATATTACACTATAACAAATCTAAATCAAAACGTAAATTATCAGAATCAACCAAAAAAATAATAGCATCAAATCAAAAATGGACATGTAAAATGTGTAATAATATGTTAGATGCTAGTTATGAAATTGACCATATTGTTCCATTGTATAAAGGTGGAAATAACGAAATATATAATTTACAGGCATTATGTCGAAATTGTCATGGAATGAAGACAATGAATGATAAATTAAATATTTAATATTAGTAATGAACAAACTTTTAATTGGAGCTGTTATTGGTAATATATTTATTATACTTATTATTATTATTGTAGTTTATAGAAGCACATTAAATTCATGTAATGACCAAGAACCCAACAATTCATCTATTACACATACAGATTCGGGTGCCAGAAAAAAACACACACACAACGGAACACATGAGTTTAACAAAGACCACCATAGAACCAGTGGATTTAATAATAGAAACCGAAAAGGGTGGGGTTGGATACACAATAATAGAGATACACTTTATATAGAACAACAAGATTCAAATAAAAGAACCGTATTTGAACATTCATATATCAAAGAGCCTAAAAATGGCTTTGATTATAGTATGTGTTTTTTTATTTATAACAATGATTATACAAACAATTTTGAATATTGGAAGCATGTACTACATAAAGGTAGTAATGTTGATTACAATCATAAAACAAATAATTGGTCTAACTTGATTGAACGAAATGATAGAACATACCAAGACCAAAATCCAGGAATATGGATGAATCCAACAAATACAAAAATGCGATTAGCATTTTCCACACAACAAAATTACAACTATGCATCCTCAACAAATCATATTGATTCAATTAATCAATCAGGGGTTGTATCATGTATTAGCTATAAAGAAGAACATAAATGTCCTACTGATACTTGTAAGTGGTATAATGGGAAGTGTATTTGGTCAAATGAAAATGCTATTATGTTTGGACATTCTGGCAATGGTAAACAGGAAATTAATACAAAATATAATATAGAATATGTTGATATAGATATACCATTCAAAAAAGTAACCCACATTGGATTTGTTTTGGAACATCAAGTCTTAAATGTATACTATAATGGTAAATTAAGAAAAATTCATAAATTTAAAGGTGAATTAGTTCCAAATAAAGGATTAATGTATTTTAACTATCATACTACATACGATGGTTCTTTATTTAATTTTAATTATATTCCATATGCAATTGAACCATCTAAAATGTATGAGTATTCAAAAGATTTACCAAATATTAAACATATTCCTAAAAAAGAGCGTTTCAATAACTATATAAAGAGATTTAAAATATTGGATGCTAGTAAAAGTTTTTTTATTTAGTTATTATAATGAATAAAATAATAGTAATTGGATGTATTTTAGTATTTATTTTAGCTATTATACTTTTTTTATGTTTGTATGATTTTGGACATGCTGTATTGTACAATAATCCAGATTTATTTTATGGTGATAAACAAATATATGTTGGTTCAGAGAATTTAGAAGATTCAAGCGATAAAGTAATGTATTCTTTTTCTATTTGGATTAAAACAAATAATTTAGCTGAAAATACAATTTGGAATAGTGATCCAAATATACCAAAAACTATTATATTTAATAATGGCAGTCCAAATATATATTATTTCAGAAAAGATAATACAATAAGAGTACAACTCATCTATAATGATAAAAGTAATGTATTAACAAATTATGATATAGATTTAATTGACTTTTACCCACAGATTTGGAGTAATATAACGATTACGGTTGATAATAAAAAAGTGAATATATATAAAAATGGTATAATATATACTTCTAAAATATTAGATAATCCTAATTTAAAAAGTTACAAGATGATGTCAATTGGAAAAAAAAATAATAATTTTAATGGTTATATTGGTAGAATTGACTACTATAATTATGTGTTAGATGATGATAAAATATTAAGTAAATACAATAAATACAAAAATACGTTTCCAATAAATATGTTACATTATGAAGGTTATGAATATTTAAGGAAAAAAGAAGCAGTTAAAAATGAACACAAAAAAAATGAAGGTGTATTTTACCAAGTTGGTAATAGTCTTAGAAAAATTCAAAATGTGTAAGATAAATTAAATAACTTTTTTATATAATTATTTTCTCTATTAATTACAAATGGCAAACAATAATTTAAATAATAATGCTAATAATGCTAATAATCTGAATAATGCGAATAATCTGAATAATGCGAATAATCTGAATAATGCTAATAATCTGAATAATGCGAATAATCTGAATAATGCGAATAATCTGAATAATGCTAATAATCTGAATAATGCTAATAATCTGAATAATGCTAATAATCTGAATAATGCTAATAATCTGAATAATGCTAATAATC